TGCCTGTATCTACCTTGTAAATCTTATCGTAAGGTTCTACATCCATTACGATAATTCCCAACCGGAATTCATTCGCATTTATCATACATTTTATCATATATCCCAGTTATATGTTTTAATTCGTTTTCGCTCCATTTAATTGGCCGTTAGTCTTAGCCGGTGGTGTCTTCGCGTAATCATTAGCCCCTGCTACGCCTAACTCATTCAGCATATCATCGAAGCCGTCGCCGCCTGCCTGGCTGATGGGGGTAAGACCATTAGGCATCCATGGCTCGTCCATAAGTTCATCAGGTAACGTCTCGTAGCCTTGTAACTCTCTTTTCTCGTTAGGGGTAATCCAGTACGCTTCTTTCAACCATTCAGTCAACGACTTCATGTCATCCTGCAGCTCTGGCAACTCGCTATAATCACACTGAATGATATACTTGCCTTCCAATGCAAAGGCTCGCAATAGAACACGGTTAAGCTCATCATCAAGCTCTTTGGATGCGGGTATGATACTGTTAGTTACCCAGCCTTTCTGCGCTTGTTCCTTATTGGCATATTTAGTTGCACTGTCAAATAACTCATAAGGTACCTGGAACAAAAAGCAAAGCTCTTTCCAGCTCATCTGCTTACCATTAAGCAGGTCAAGATCAACAGATGTTTTACCAAGATCAATATACCCCCACTCTCCTTGTAACGCCGCTACAGCACCCTTTACGTCGTTGTTATTGATCTTACGGTCAATCACATTACGTATCTGTGTTTCCTGCGTTGGGGTTGCTTTGCTCAGGTCCTTATTGAACATAGCTCCTTTGGCGCCGTCATTCTGATACATACGGATCGATGACCGAGTAGCGTCGTTGTTTTGCTGCAAGGTAGCTGCGCCCGGTTTAAGGGGTGTCATTCCGCGCAGATGTTCTTTAGTAGATGTATCGAATAGCAGGTTAGTGTCTTTCCAGTGGATAATCTCGCCTTTTCTGAAGGGTATATCCATACCCCCAGCTGATAATAGATATCCTGACACTCCCCATAAATTCTCTTCATCAGGCACAACTTTCATCCTGTACGATGGCAATGGGTACATTTCAAGCACTGGCAGTAAAGCTATTTGAATATCCGTTAGCCCATCAATTTCACCCCTATTCAACCATATAAACCCCTCGCCACAATTCTTAAAGTAGCTCCTTACTGTTTTAATGAACGCGGCCTGCCCCTGGTATGGGTTAGGCCGGTTAAGTAACTTATCAAGTGTTTGTTTGACTGATTCGATTTTTATAGGTTCAGCCTTGACGAGTGCCTTAAATTGCAATGGTAGCTTCTTACGCTTCTCATCCATCTTCTTTGCATCAACTAAGTATCGAGGTATTGAGGCGAACTTTTCAGCATCGGTTTTGATAATTGAATAGACGGCAGCATTTGCATTGTAGCCTTCTGTTACTGCTCTCTCTGCATTGATATCGGGCAAAACTTCCCGAGTACCCACATTCCACATTCGCCATTGCCTCGCTTGCCTGAATAATGAAGTAAACCAATTGATAGTTCGCTGAAAAGAGTTCTCCTTTTTTATGATGCGTTCAGATTGTGCCATTGTTGGTGTGTGTTACATAAAGGTAAAATATTATCACATTGCCACCCAGCTTAATTGGGGGCCAAGCTCCATCCTTTCCCTCATCATCCACATATCCATTAAGTCTGGTGATTGCCCATTAAGCATGGCTTTCATTTTGTCCTTTGGTATAATACAGAGCTTACCATCCATATCAGCCTTATCTCTCTTAATAGCTCTACGCTCAAATAAGAAACGTTGCCTCACTGTCATCTTTTCGTCGTACATCATATTGGCAACATATTCAGAAATTCTATATCCGCCCTTATTGGTCCTGTCTGCTGACTTATAATAACATTGAGTTTTTAAGTTCTTATAATTTTCCCCATCAATGGGGCTTCCACCATTATGAAACGGAATTGCACCTATAATAAAACCGTCAACAAACCCCCCCACGCCGTCATTATCATATACTATATCTTGATTAGGGACCCGATGCTTATTCGCCATAAGCGTGATTGCATCTACCACTTCTTTACCGTCACTCTTAGGCATAATGATAATATCTATTAGCTCGAAACCATCAAAGACCCCAATAATAAACTTATCATTCCCCTTAAGGGCAATATCGGCAATGATACATTTTCGCCCTGTGGTTACATTATAAAGATTATTAAATACTCCAAGAAATGAGTGGTAGTTATATAACTCAATATCGCTTATAACTACCTTCCAACTGCCTTTAAAAAGCTGTAATTGTGTTTGTTCATCCTGAGCGAGTAAGTTTGCCAGGTAGGAAGGATTTACTTTTAATAGCTCCTTATTACTATAAATGGAACCGGAAATAAATGTAAAGCTTTTTATAAACTCTGCAGGAGAGATGCCAGAATCAGCAATTGCATCTTTAAGAAAGTACCATGCTTTTTCGATTACTTCTTCCACGGTGTCACCCCAAATCATGGTTTCTCCATCAATAGCAAAATATCTTACCACACCATCACGTTCAGGTATTGGCAACCCTGTTTCTGGATCTAGCCACCATTCTATAAATTCTGCTACCCAACTATCAGGGTCAGGGTTACATGTCGCCCGCATGTATGGCCTAACACCGCATGTAGATCGGTTACGACTCAATAAGTAAAAAAACATTTTCCTGCTGAAGTGTGTGAGCTCATCAAATCCTATAAATGGGATTTGTGCCCCCTGCCAGTCGTAGATGTTTTTTTCATGCTCTAAGTGAGCAAACTTTAAACGGGCACCTCCTCTAAAATCCCACTCTAAAACGCTTTCCTTTGGCCTCCCTCCCGCATATGGGTAAACCTTCATGCTTGTATCCCATAACCCGCCTTCATTCCTTATCTGCACGCTTGTGCGGCGAAATATGACGCCACCCCAATCGGGTATTTTGCGATGCCTTAAAAACTCCAGCAATAGGGTAAATGTTTTTCCTAGACCAGCCGCTCCGCCACTAATTACAATATCAGCTGGACTGGCCAGGGTGTTCATTTGATACCCCTCCTGCGGCCTGATCCTTTTCTCCTTTATTTCTGCCATTATCAGGTAGTTCGAATATTACAACCACATCATCCCCATTTATATCGGTTAGCCCGGTTTCTACTTTATCTGCCCAACGCTGCGCAGCTTTATCAACACGGCCGCGCCGGTTCTTCAACCATATATTCTGAGCTGCCACATCAGGCGGGACTTCTTTAGTTACCACCTTCTTTTTATACAGATCTTGCTTAATCGCTTCCATCCCCTGTTCACCTACTTGCACTTTATCATCACCGGGCCCGACCTTCTCATAAGTAACCTCATCATATTGGTACCCAATAGCGCGTTTATGTAGCGAATGGGCTACTTCTGCATCAGCTATGATCTTACCTTTTTTTATGGACTCCGAAAATTCTGGATACTCTAATTTCCAAAGGTTTATTGTAGACTCAACAACATCAAAGAAATCCGCAATCTCTTTATCTGTCGCACCTAGCTTGCACAGCTTTTCTACCTGCACACAATACTCTGACTTATATTCAGTTGGGCGTCCTGCCATATAATTAAATAAATAAAGTTACCACTATTCCGGTTGTCCTATAGTGTTATTAACTGTACTTAACTTAAATTGTACTACCAATTGTGTTACTGTTTTACAGTTGTGCTTTGTTTTAAGACGGTCTATCTGCCGCTCCAAAGTATACAGCTTAATATTATTTGTCTTAGCAATACTCCGGATGGTGCTACCATTTGCCAGAAGGTCAATTAATTTCTCGTGTGATAATTTTGGTTGTCGCATAGTTTAATGTTTTGTTTTAGTTTCTACCCCCTCTCCACGCACCACTTACTCACAATCGCCGCCAACTGTCCCCCATACTTCACCTGGTCTTTAACATCATCTTTCTCAATAGCGGTCTTTAGCTTAGCGAACGTGGTTTCCATCTCGGCGAGAGACGGGGTTATGTTTTCAGATTGCTTGCCGAGTTCGATAAGGAAGGTTTGCAGTTTGAGTTGGTAGGGGGTCACCTTTCGGGGCTGATTCCTTCCATTACTATATCCTATTACGTAACCTGAAACAATACATACAGCTATTAGAATTGCCAGGTAGATTAAACTATCCATGGGAAACCTCCTTTTCCCCGCTTTCTTTTATCTCAGGATTATACATTTCCTTTTTCTGCTTCAGATCAGCATAGAGGCTTTTCGCCTCGCATTTGCGGCAACCTGTATCATACCGATGCCCATCGGTGTCATGATCCCAGTTTTCTGCACAATCCTTTATAAAATCGAAAATGGCTATGGTGACGGGTATTTTAACCTTCTCCCCTCTCTCTGCTTCTGCTGGGGGCTGGGCTAGTTCTACATGATATGAATGAAATTCAAAATCCTGATAGTAGTCTTCGCAATTGCATTCGACTACATTTGTTTCGCCTACTGGTTGGCAGTCACAAACACATGTTCTTTCATTGATAATACTCAGGTCGGTGTCTAACAATTCAAGCGGGGTATACAGTTTACTTGACATTTCTTCCCCAGTTTTCGGGTGCTTAAAAACAAAATAGACCCTGACTTCCCCTATCGGGTATTTCTTTTCCATGTTGGTTATAGTTTAATAGTTTCAATTCCGTCGTTATAATAGAAGGTATGACCCCAAATCCTTCTACCGCCGTTATAGCTCCAAAAGACATTCCCGGCCTTTATGCAGGCTCTAATGGCGTCGGCAGAGGCTGCGCCAAAGTCGTGGCTCTCGCCTGACAGTGTAAATGTGTTGTTCTCTTTATCCCACTTCCATATGCCGCCACCTTTGACGTGATCATAGCTAATGGCTAGTTGTTTATGAAAAGTACATTTCCCTATAACTAGGCAGTCATCCTCTACTATGAATTTTGGGAATACGTCCATTTATTTATTGTTGTTTTTCTTTTCTAAAATCATCACATATAGATTCTAAGATCAGCTTAGCCGCATCGCGGCAGGCATTTTTTATAGAGGTATAATTAGTTTCAGATTTTTCACTGTTCACCCTGGTCATTTCTGCAACTGCTTGTAGTAGTTGCGCTTTTTCGGTTGACGTCATTGTTTATCCTCCTTTTTGATTTAACGATATTCTTCATCAAATTCATTATTCAGCATAGTGTCACAATGCTCACATACATACAAATCGCTGTACTGTCTGGTTGCTCTTTCTTGTTTGCATCTCTGACAAACGACGTAATCTGGCCCTGCTGGCGGCGCTTCTGCCTTCTCCGCCTCCTCCCCTTCCCTGTTCAGGGCTTTACGGGCTACTACATTTGGATATGCGTGTACTTCTGCGATCTCCTTCAACGCCTTCTCATACCTGTCGCAGCGGGCTTGGAGGGATTTATGCCCAATCATTTTTTCAACCACATTCATCAAATCCTCCATTTCTGAAAGAGTAGGCGGTATTTCACAAAGCCCGGCTAAGTAATCAAACAGTGGTTGCCATGGCTTACTTGGGTATTCGGCGGGGATATTACTTTCCATCTAAAAATGTTTTTATTTCGTCATAAATAAACCGGTCAGGCAGCAATCCTGCTTCGTGCCGGGATTTTACTTTTTCGAGTAGGGTGCGGGCTTTGGTGGCGTATGATTGAGCGCCATCGTTGTAGCCAGCCACATACCCATACCTATAACTATTTACCCGATCATTATTTTTTCTGTTAGCTATTTCAGCTTCCTTGTCAATGCGTTCCATCACCTCAGCCGGTAGTTGTGTGTTATCAGTCATTGTTGCCGTATTTATTGTTTACGTAAATAAGGAGTGAAATTCCAGCGAAGCCGGCGAAAACTATGAACCCGAAAGCAAACATGCATTGCGCTGTACTATCCATTGGAATTTATTTTAGGCATATTAGGAAATGCTTTTTCTATTGCTTCGGCGGCTTCTTTTTCTGATGTAAACCCTTCTTTAGTTGTACACTGTAAGATAAACCTGACACAACCTGATGGCGTTGGTTTATTTCTATAATAAGCCCCATGAAACAGTTTTGTTTCATCATGCTGAACTACAGCTAAATGATCCAACTTATCCATTCCCCACCTCCTTGTATTTGGCGAGGGCGTTAGACAATCTTAATATCACATCAGCCGGTACGAGCACATGCCTCCTTGTTGGGTCAAACAGCATTACAATCTCCTGACTTATATCAATTACTGGTTGCGCCCTCCCTGCCCATTCGGTAGCGCCTGCCTGATAACCTTTAACTTTATCATCGATATAAAACGTGCTACTGCCATCATACGGGACAACGAATCCGTATACGTCAGCTTCAGAATTTATTTTATCAATCGTTTCCTGGCTTAGGTTGCTCATTTGATTGTTGTTTACATTCCGATTTAAGATGTTCTATTTCTTGTTCAATTTCCTGCACTAGCCTTTTGCTGTGTTCTAATCTTCTTTCCTGAATTGCTATCCCGTCTTTTTCAGTATTTACCAATGTGTCAATATCATCAGCATAGTATTCAAAGAAAAAAGCCTTCCCCTCCGTAGTGAGTATATCGAACAAGTAAAATGGATTAACGTAGTTGTTGTATGGGTTACTTAACTTAGTACCATATTGAAGGCTATCCAAATACTCTACACCATCAACAACACCGCCTCTCACAATTAGTTTATGATCCTTATTGTATAGCTGAGTCCATCCGGTACAGCTTCCCAAGTGTTCATGGCTTCTTTCTACATTTATAGTTAAAAAAGAAAGGAATAAATCCATCCTTACAGGATTCTTATTCCAGTTGATTTTAATTTTATCAGCCTGTAATTTATTGTAAAAGACGGCTTTTAATTCGTGGTTCATTACAGATAACTTATTAGTGGCGAATCTGGTTTGCTGTGGTCGTAGTAAGAATGGTTACCCACGGTAATGCCAAATATTCTTTTAACCACCTTCATACTCTTCACCGCTCCCGACTTTCGGGTGTACGTCTCAGATGATCGGGCGATGATGCGACCGTTGGAGGCGACTATATGCCAGTAGTATTGCTTGGCGTACGTCCTCGGCTTGTGGTGGATAACTGCACCTTTTGTTTCGAGAAGGTGAATGCCTGGTTTATTTTTTGCCATTAGTATAACTTTTTTCTATTTTCAATAATTGTTTCTATCGGCACGCCCATTTCAAGAAGCGTATCCTCTGAAACGAAATGTTGTTTAGTTTGGCGACCACATAACACACATTCAAACGTTGCGACAAATTGGCTGGAACACTCCATGAATCGGCCAAACCTCACCACCTTATTATTGCAGTCACCGTAATATTCCCAGAATAGAAAACGCTTAGGATTCTTGATGCACATCTTACCCTTTTTTAACTATTAAATAATTATTGTTTAAGTCGCACCCTTTTGCCGTCAACAACGACCGCAATGAATCAAACGGACTCATGAGCGGCAGGTCGTGGTGAAAGTTGTCTTCGTTGTAGTCCTTAAATCCGTCGCCGTCACTTTCCACAATCTCAGCGGCCTGAGTATAGCTTGCGTCTTTAAGGGTACAGATGATTTGCCATGTGCCGGGTGGGAGGTCATCAACTCTGTATGCATTTACTCCATCTATCTTATGAACGAACTCAATTGTATCATTCAATCCGTAGTTACATACTTCAAATTGTTCGGCCCCCTCCGGCACCTCGATGGCCCAAAAATTATCTCTTAGCTCTATCATATTTTACGGGTAATTACCCTTTTTAAATTGTTATCACGCTTAATACCGGTTAAATCGCTTGGGTAATTACCCTATTGTTTTGGCGTCTAGGGCCAGCCCCGCGTCGATAAGGCCATAACTTACACCAGTAATTATATGCGAAATGGTAGCTTGGCTTACAGAATATTTACACGCTATTATTCTCTGAGATATGCCTGATTTGTATTCACTCTTTATCGCATTAAGTGTTTCTATATCCTTAATTTTGGCATGGTTATTCCTAAACCCTTGTTGGCATGCGTAACCCGATTTATACGAGTGCTGTATATTGTATTGAGCGGTACACCACTCTAAATTCCAATCATTATTATTCCCCTTGTCACTATCTATATGGTTTAGGTATTTATAATTATTAGGATTTTCAATAAAATGCAAACCTACTAACCGATGTACCTTGAACGTCTTTCTGTCATTGTTTTTGCATAAAACGAAGTACCAATAACCGTGCTTGCCTCTCCTTGGCTTTATCCAGCCTCCTTTTTTACGAGGTCTACCAATTGAGTATACAGCACCATCACGTCTTATCTTGTAAAGACCTTCATAACCAATAATATCTTTCATGATATTTTGTTTTTATCGACCGCTAACCCATTGTCAATAAGAGAAAATAAGTCGAACTGTTGTTGAAGGAGGTAGTGGAAAGCCTGGTGTTCGTTTATAATATTTCGGTATCCCGGTTGTTCCTTGTCGAAGTAATGTGCATACCATGCGCAACCATCGGCAGCAATGATTAACAACTCGCCTTCTTTATTATCGCCGTGGTAGCATAAGTAATAATACCAGTTATCTGCAACTCCTTTAGTCCTCTCTACTGTTTTGGTGCCGCTGTAAATA